GCTTCCACAATTCTGCAAACTTTTCCCAGCCAAACATTGCGACGTATGCCACCAAAAACCCAGCCAGCATTGCCGCAATAATCATATACCAAATAATCGTCTGCTGGATATAATCCATATAAGCGACATATGCTACCACTGTGAGCACGATCGACAGCACAAACACAAGGATGTCCGTCGGAATCTTTGACAGCACTCCCACACCCTTAAATACCTGCGTGATGACTGACACCACAAATGCCAGAACACCAACAACCGCCATGATTAAAGTTACGTTTTGTAATAAAATTTCCATACTTTTTTCTCCCTTCATCGTCTACTCTTCATGAGTTCTGCAATTTTTTCTGTGTCTTCCATCCTGATCACATCCAGCATACGCATTGCCGGCTGAACAACTGTGTGCATATGTCCATCGCCATCCACTCTTTCATAATCCTTAAACATTTCCCAAAATGCATCATATTCCATCTCTGACCATGCCTGCAGGGGATTCTTTTCTAAACTTGTATAATATCGGAAACTGCACAGCAGACGGTCGCGTAATTCTCCTCTTTTGACACGCTTTCGCTTTTCTTCATTTTCACGCAATTCCCCTATAATCTCCGTTTGTGTTTTCTGCAGCTTCTGAATTTCTTCTGCGTATTTTTTCTGATACTCAATGCTCTGACGGCGCCATTCCGGATATTTCTTAACCTGCTCCAGGATGTCATGCATCTGCGCAGCTCTTTGAGCCTCAGCATCATACTTTTTGCGAAAATGTTTCTCTACAACCTTGTAGATTTTCCAGAGAAATACAATGGCTGCAATGATCATCACCACTGCAGCCACCTTCATGTCTCCGAAAATCTCAATAAATTCATTCATTTTTTCCTTCCTCCATAAGAATTGTCTACAGTTTCAGTATTAAGTAGGGATTTGGATGTAGGGAGTGATAGTGGTATGACGATCGGAAGTATGGTAAAAGCAATTTATGATAAAGTAATAAATTCGGCAGCAATATCAGGGCACCTTCGAGGTGGCAGAAGCCGCGGAGGTTCCGGGACTGGCGAAGTTACTTTTAACAATATCAAAAAAGGAAGTACCATTACCATATCATCTGTCGTTATTCCCTCCGGCGCTGGAGAAGCAATAAAAACAACCGTTGATGGAGATATTGTCATCACAGGGGCTGGAAGTTATACCCTCACAAAAGATGGCACCGTAAAAATTACGGCGCATGTATATCTGGGCGAAGAGGGCACATCAGGATACGCGGAATGTGATTTTAAAATTGTATAGCCTTTTTGCAAAATTTACAGAGGGTGAATGGAAACAATTCCAACCTTGTTTATCCGTCCGTGATCGGTTCCGTATGCTCTAAAATCTCCGGGATTCGTAACTTTGGCAATAGCTATACCGTCCGCACTGATTTCAAGTGTGATGCGAGCAGAATCACCGCTTCCGTGCCACTGTGATTCATTTTCTGGCTTCCAAATATACTGTCCTATCGACAATTCGATGCGGAAACCTCTTGATAATTTTTGCAAAATGGTGTCTATGTCCCTACTTAATACTCTCGCTGCCTCTCCGGCATCGTTGCACCGGTGCAACTTACCCCTATAACCTCTCTTAGACCGTCTTGCGGCGGCCTAAAAAAAACCATATAATGTGCTAACATCATGCTGCCATAAAGCGCCGATGCGATGCCCGTACCTGCTCTTTTGTAACCGTACAATAGATTCGCGTCGTCTCGATTTTGACATGACCCAGCAGCTCCTGCACCTGCTCGATCGGCATGCCCATCCTCAACAAATCCGTGGCTGATGTCCGCCTAAACCTATGCGGATGTACCTTACTTACTCCCGCCGCATTCCCGACCTTTTTTAAAATATTCCTGATTCCGGATTTTGTCAGGCGCTTATGCGGCGCTCGTGTCCCTACAAACAAGGCAGGATTGTCATCTGTCCTACTTTCCAGGTACTGTTTCAGGTGCAAATGAGCGCGGGCATTAAGATATACCTCCCGCTCTTTGTTCCCTTTGCCAAGCACCATCACGTCATCCGATTCCCAGCATATATCATCCCGGTTTAATCGGCACAATTCCGACACTCTGACCGCGCTGGAATACAAAAATTCAATGATCGCCAGATCACGCTCCTGCTCACAGGCGCATCGTACTTTTTCCAGTTCTTCGGGCGATAGCGGCTTCTTGACCGCTTGCTTGTACTTGATCGGCTCCAATCCATCCACAGGATTCCGCAGTATCACCTTTTTGCGCTGCAGCCAGCGGAAAAAGCTATTAAAAACAAGGCGGATATTGTTCATATACCTGTTTGATACTTTTCTGATTGTCTTGTACTTCTCCAAATAAGCGATCAGATCATCGTCCTCAATATCCTCCACATTCTTTCCGATATATGACAGCATTCGGCTCAAATGTAGCTGATATTGCTCAATTGTTCCTTCAGATTTTCCGTTTTGTCGAAACATATCCAGAAACACTTTCAGGTAATTTGGACCATTCTGATCGATGCGCATCAATCCTGTCTCTTTTTTGCTGATGTCATATCCGCATAATTGTACCCGAACAACGGTTTTTAATCGGTCCATCTGCTTCTGATCCAGAACAGGCATCATTTCCCGCAGGATTGCTGTTACAAATTCGTCTTTCATGGACATTCACCTCCTGCCGCCATGTTATCAGACGGCAGGGGTAAGATACATTATTCAGTTGTTTTCTTTTGCCAGTTCAGCCTCTACTTTTTTCTTCCAGAGGCTCGGCACTTCCTCCAGTGTCATAGCTCCGTTTTTAATTCTGTTGACGTAAAATTTTACCATTAACTTTTCCTCTCTTTCTCAATCAAAGACTTACGCCCTGTGCTTCTGCCAAGCCAGAGACGACATCTCCCAGATCCTGAATAGCACCGTCCTGAATATTCTGACCTTCTTTGATGTGTCTGATTTCCATTCTAATCTCATCCTCCTGCTCAAGCACGACCGTAACAACGTCCTCTTCCGGAGTTGCACCGATTGTCTTTTTAATCTCGCGGAAGATGTCATAACGCTCATGCGTCGCCTGCACATGGCCGTCAGCGTCGCACTGCTGGATTATTTCCAGATTGTTCTGACCAGCGTCGCGGAAGGATTTTTCCAACGCCGCAATATCTCCAGCTTTAAAGCCGATCACGAGCGTGCCTGCTCCAAAACCAATGCTGTCATAAGGCAGCTCCACTTTGTTTCCTAAGATAATTTTTTCTTTCATGTATTTTTCCTTTCTCCCTTATTTTGAAGGGTTAAAAATTAAGACCCTTTCGGATCTTATTGACATAGTTTTTTTTGCTCTCGTTTCCTGCACTAAGTAGGGATTTGGGCGGCTGCTCTCTGGAGCAGGACGGAGTCGATTTTTACATTGTAGGTGCTGATGCAGTGCGAAAAAAATTGAATGAAACGCCAGAGTATTCGGTTCTTGACTGTGGCGGAGTAGACTTTAAAGAACACGAATTTGGACAATGGCATCACGGATATCATTTTACAAAAGTGTCTGAAATTCCTAATTTTGGATCTATGGTTCATGGAAAAGATTTCTTCATCGAAGTTTACAATGGAGGAACGAACCAATTAAACGCCGGCATCGGTGTTTCCTATGTAAAACATAGCAACTCCGAACTTGTAATGACATCCGTTAATGGTTTAAAAGGTCTTTATGTCAAAGTTTATTATATTAACAACAGGGCAATACCAGCACCGTCTTCTTTTCTTAAATCAATCGATTTCACGATTGCATCTGGAACTGCCACCAAAAATATTTTATTGGCTGATATCCCTGATGCTGGAGAGATTGTTTGCGCTGGTCTTGTATCAAGAGGGTGGGAAGGCTGGAACGCTCTTAACGTGACCTACACAGCAGAATCCGTAACAATCACTTTTAGCACTAGCGGTCATAATGGATCTGCGTTCGGATCAGAGGTTGTACGTGTGTGGTATCGCTAATATTACTTAATCATAAGTTTAAAAACATGTCCGTCTCCTGTTCCTCCGTGTCTAAAATTAACTTTCCCGTTCAAAATCGGATCTTTAATAATGGCAAAAGAATAAGATCCGCCCGGTTTGTTACACACGAACGATGGCCCACTAGCACCGCTTAATTCTATGGAAACAACGCTGCCCGCAGTAACTGCGAATAATGCCAAGTAGGAATATTCAGCGTCCTTTTCTGTCATGGTATAGTAGTGAAGAACATTTGGATTGCCAGCCGCAACAATATACGGAATTGATATGTTGTGTTCGTAATCAAAGTCCGGATAACCCTTAAAAGGGATTACTGTATCCGCACCTCCTGTTTTGTATCCCCAGTTGCCGTCTGCATCCTGACCAAAAGACAGACCGCCCAAATCCCTACTTAGCGCATCAATCTCCAGACCATGTTCATACGCCACTCGTGCCGTCGCGAGAAATTCCGAGTTATTTGTCGTATCATTGTCAGCAATTTTATATCCTGACGGGACATCTGCGAAAGCGTCCGAAATACGCTTTTCCAGATCATTCATGTTTTCCGCAGAAAACGCATCTCCTTCCTGCGATACTGCGCCCTCCGCTCTTTCCACATCGATAATCTGCGCGGCCGACGTCGATACATTCGTAATCTTACGTCGGCCTGCAAATTCCACCATTCTGTCTATCCATGTTTTTTTCTTAAAGGCCATTAAAAAAATCCTCCTTCCCCAGCGTATGTCTCACCGGCATAGTTCAAATTCTTCTGGTTTCTGGTATACATGTCGAACGCATCTGCCAAAATCTGCTCGATATCGTTAACCTTTTCAAAATGATTGATCGGTCTTGATGGGGTCTCCGGTGTTTTCCTCCGATGCGCATAAGACCGTATGGTTTCTATATTCTGGCAGATTCTGATCCAATCAGAAGAACGCGGCAAATTTCCAACCTTCCAGTCTGTTTTTGCACTCACTAAAAGATTCGCCATTTTCCCGATCAGCTGAGCATTCTTTTCAATCCTGTTTAGATCCGCCGCATTCAGATATGCTTTCGATGTGCGCAGGACGAGATCGTCTCCCGTCCTGTCCGTTATAAATACCGGAAGATCACAGTACAGCGTATTTTCATACATTGAATGATTTCCAGCATTATCGTACATCTCTATCTTCAGATGATATTTCCCACCATCGACTACTGCAGCGTATCCATACCATTTCCCATCATCCTGATTTCTGTGAAACACAGTGTCGATATCGTTTACCGTACCAGCCACATAAACGATACTTTTTGGTGCGTAAATGGCAATGGACGCCATAATCAACCACCTGCCTTATTCGATTTCCAGAACAATCTGAACACTTGCGCTTGCATTTACCGGATTCGGTGTAATTGTCGCACTCTTCACAACAGGCACAGATGTATCGACCTTGAATGTAACCGTTACCGTGGTAGCCTTGCCTGCAGAATCCTTTGCGGTAACAACCAGTGTATTGCTGCCCTCTGTCGCGGTGATCGCCTTTGTGAAAGCACCATCTGTTCCGACGGTAATTGCACCAATGCTTTTTCCATTCAGAGTTGCCGTTACGATAACAGGACTGGAAGTCGCATCGTTCGTCTTACCAGTCAGGGTAAGTGCTTTCTTGTTGGTAATCAAGTTATTGGTAGGCGCAGTGATTGTCAGGGTAGGCGGTACTGTATCAACCTTAAACTTGAATGTATATGTAGCCGCTGCATTCCCGTCGTGGTCAGATACGTTGATCGTTACCGTATGCTCGCCATCCGTAAGCGCTGTCTGCGGAGCATATACAAACTGATAACCGTTTGCAATATTCGTTTTAGTCATACCAGCGCTGTCATATTTGCAGGTAGTATTGTCGATCTTGAATGTAAGCGTACTTAAATCGATGCCGCTGCCGCCGGCCTCGTCTGTAACCTTAAATGTGATCGGCTGTTTGTTATTGATAACAAAGGATCCGTTTGCCGGGGATACCAGTGCAATAATCGGCTTCACAAGCTCTTTTACAATCAGACGCAATGCTGTGCCGATTGTCTCAGAAGACGCATCATATGTCACAACCGTCCCAGCATCATTTGTCGCTTCTACCGTGACTGGATAATAACCACCGCTAAGCCCATAGCTGGTGGTGTCCGGTGCTGCAAGGCTGCATACCCACTTTCCTGCATCATTTTTAGTTGCATTGGTCCATACATTGTTAATTTTTATTCTTACTTTTGTAATTGCCATTACATTACTCCTATCTGTTCTCCGGACTTAATTTCCCCTGCGTAATAAACAGGGGTAGAAAATACGATTGCCCGATCATTTACTTCTAACGTGATTGTGATTTGTTGCTTTGCGTTGGACGGATTTGCGGAAATCACAACGCTATCTAAATATGGTTTATTCACAGAATTCCGCTCCCTTCTGCCGCATATAATTCCATTCCTGCACGGTAATACTCTGCTGTATATTTGTAGTATCCTCGCAATTTTGTTGTCGATATATAACCGCCTGTGAGGTCTACGGACATGCTCTCGATCCCTGCAGCATAACCGCCGTGCCCTGCCAGTGTGTTTTCAACATCCACCCACATTCCCGGGCTTTCATCCTGCATCAGATGCCGTACTGACAATTCCAGCGATAACTGGTAATAATCAAGGATTGTCTGGGATATCTTTCTTGCCTGTTCGTAGTTAAACAGTGTACCAGTGAAGGATTTTACCTTTTTGCTTTTTCCTGCTTTCAGTTTGCCGACGGATGACGTTACCGTAATTTCCTGTTTCTCATACTGTTTTCCATACACAGTAACAGAAGCCGCTTCCTCAAGCCGGAACGTCAGATAATTCGCTTTTGCTTCCACAATCGTTCCGACCGAGATCCGGATGTCTGATACAGGATCTGAAAATTGCACGGTATTTTCTCCTGCAGGATAAACCGTCTCTTTCAGCAGTTCCTTTTCCTCTGCCCCCTCGGAATACACTGGAAATTTAATGCTCACATCAGAAATATATTCATCTTGTGTAGTTGTCGTTGAAAACTTGCGGTCTTTCCCAATATAGGACTGTATAACATGCCCAGGCTTATAAATGCGCACTTTTTCCAGTCGTGCAGTTTCCGCCGCAGCGCCGCAGGCAAACAATACCTCCCGCAGCGCCTTTCTCCTGTTTTGGATTTTCAGATGTCCGTATAACTTCGTTTCCGCAATTTCTTCGTCAACTTCATACGGAATCCCTGTCCCGGAAAAAATATCTGCCAGAATAGCTCCGGCGCTTTCCCCGTTGTACACCCTGCCGTTCAGAAAATCGGTATCATCCAGAAGCCCGATATAATCCGTTGCTTCCAGCTTTGCTGTCGTTTTATCATTTCCCGGAGTTTTTAGAAAATATCTGCCGAGAAAGTGTGGTTCTCCGTTGATTAGCTCATACGGTTCGATGTGCTGGTTCTTTTGCAGCGCCTTATGCAGCCCGCCGGAATTGGATGGATTAAACTCATTCTGTTCATCCACAAACCAGAACGTCAGCTTATTCACTTTCAGGGTATTGGAAATCGGATCCGTTTCCTCCACGAGAGTTGCTTTCTTGATGTCCCTGTCGTCCCATGTAATTACAACTCCATAGTCAATTCCATACAGCTTCACATAGCGATATGGCAGCGTTCTTTGAAAGTTGATTTCAATTTTCCCATAGTCCTCCACCAGCCCACGAGCATAATAATCTGCACAGTCCGGGGAATAGCTTTCCAGTGCAATCATGTTGTCTTCGAAATCGTAATAGCGGATCTGCATCTGCAGCGGCCAGTCCCCGACAAAGTGAAACGTAAGCCCAGGGCTTGTATGCTGTTTTGTAAAAAGAAGGATCAAAACCGGATTTTCTGTGAACTTCCCATTCTCATCAGATAAACCGCTTGTCCAGAACGCAATCTTCTCTGGTTCATCCGGCAGCTCCGGCATGCTTCCATCAAGATAAAAGAAATCTTTTTCCAGCGTTCCGTAATTCGGAAACTCTGCATTTTGCTTCAAGAATGATTCGTTCGCAAAATCCATATTATCCATCGTGGATGGAATACTGTCCCCAATCGCGGTTACATCCTTTAACTCATAAACCGCCCTGAACTGCGTTTTCCTCATACTTAACTCCTTGCCGGCGCCTGTGCTGTCATCTTACAGGTAAAACCTTTAAACTGCGAATCTCCCGCCAAAATTTTGGAGTATTCATCGGATACAGATGAAATATACCCGGTAAAACGGTATGTACCGTTTCCTGACGGCAGCTCAAAGTCGTGAAATTCAGCTGGCTCCGTCATCTTATCCCAGAATGCGTCATAGTCTGTGGTTTCCCCGAAAGCCGTGCTTGCCCCGACGGTAAGCGTGAAGTTGTAATACACTCCGATCAGCTCCCGGTGGAGCACACCATCTTCTGTCCTCTCTGCATACTTATCGAGAAAGTCTGCGCTTCTTTTCAGGGACACCATTGGCAGATCAAAGTATGTCCCGTCCACAATGATGCCCTGTGTAAATTTCATATCAGACCACCCCCAATACTTCTACGTTGTATCCCTGCCGGGATGCTTCCTGCAAAATATCCTGCAACGTCAGCCTTGCGAACTCCTGACCATCCACGTTTAAAGATATCGTAGGGTTCAGTCCGCCATAGCCGCCTCGGTTCATCACATTTTCCAATGCCTGTTCGATCGTGGACAACGGCGTTTCTACATTGGTCTGCCCAGATGGTTGATCTCCCAAAACTGCCAGGAACGGATTGCCGCCTCGAATCACAGAACCGGACGCAAGTGCCGGAATGTCGATCGGTCTTCCTTCGTCCATACTGAATGTACCAATCTGCCCACCGTGAGGAATATTGGGGTTAAAAACGGCTTTATGCGTGAATGCATCTTTTATATTATTACCGATATCGATAATGGAACGCTTCAGATCGTTAATCAAGCCTCTTGCCCATTCGAAAAATTCTGACAGGAAATTTTTTAATGCATTGATTGTATTTACAACATTTTCCTTAAATTTTGTGAAAATGCCTTCCGCTGTTTTCCATGCGCTCTTCCAGTCACCGTCTACCAATTGACGGATAATCTTCATGCAATCTCGGAAAAGGTCTGAAATTGTTTTCGTAACTGCATCGATCAGCTTCCAGAATGCCTTAAACACGTCTTCCGCGGATTTCCATGTATCTTTCCACCACTTCAGGACCGTGTCTTTGATAAAATCGATAAACGCCGTGAGTGCACCAATCAAAACCTCCACGACACTGATAATTACTTCTATGGAAGTGCTGACGAAATCAACGATAAATGGTACAGCATACGCCACAATCCACTCAAAAAGAGGCTGTAAAACAGATTCCCAGAACGTCTGCAAACACTCCGCTATACTTCCGATTACATCTATTACGGTATTGAGAAACGGAGTTATATATTGCGTCAGCAATTCCGATATTTTCTCTGCAAGGCTGTCCAAAACCGGCTGCACCGATCCATTCCACGCATCCAGAAGGATACCGACTATCTCAGAAAGTCCGCTTGCAATGCTTTCAAACAGCGGGTGGATTTTCGAATCATAAACTTTCTTCGCGTGGTCGAACACCCGGTCAATCGTCTCTTTGATGCCTTCCAGCACTGTAGCCGCTGAACCGAGAAGACCCTCCAGCGCGGTTTTAAAGGCTTCTGCATTTTCGATAATCGGGCGCGTCAGCATGTCCAGAAAGTCCCTGCCGATTCTCAAAGCAAGTTCAGCCAGTCCCATCGCCGCATCCGCGATACTTCCAATCAGCGCCGCCATGAACTGGATACCCTCTTCACTTGCAAACGCTTCGAAAATGTATGCAATGCTCTGGAATAACTGCGCAAGGATTTCGTTGATCTCTCTTCCGATATTAAAACAAGAAATAAGAAACTGCTTGATCCGCTCCGTATTGTCTTCCAGATACTGACCGATCCCACCGATAAAGGCTGCAGCGATCGTCAGCCCGATGCTTGCAACAGATCCAACCAGGGAACCAAGCATGTACATTAAGGATTTCGCCCAGGCATCTGCGGCCGTCCGAACATCAGGGTCGTTCCAGATGTCAAGTATGGCTGTTTTAATCTGTTCCAGGCCTTTTTTGATCGCATCAAACCGATACTGATAATCTCCAAGTCCGTCCCAGAAGCCATCCATAAATGCATCTTTCAGTTCTTTCAGATAATCCAGAACCGGGAGCATCTTTTCCTTAAGCTTGTCCCACCAGTCCAACATCTTCTCATCTACCGGCACTTCCTCAAACATATCTTTCGGCTGCGTGCCGGATGCTCCGCCTCCGGATGAATCCTGCTTCTGGAGTACATCCAGATCGTCAAACTTTGCCAACGCCCCAGCTGCCTTTTTTGCGGCTGATCCAGTTTTATTTAAAGAACTGTTATACGAATCCTGAATCTGTTTTGCCCGCACAAACGTATTCTTGCCACCAAGAATTGCAAAGAACTGACCGATATAGCTGATCGCCTTTGCAATCGCATTGATCAGCTGCGTCAGCCACGGAATCACCATCGAAACGATCGGCGCAAACGCTGCCGCAAATGAATTTCCTAGCGTCGACATCGCATTTTTCAAGGACTGCACCGTGTTGGCATACTCATTTGAATATCCCATCAGGTTTGTAAAGCCTGTTTTCATTCCTGCTATCATGGCATTGAACGCTTTGGATATCCAGTTGAAGATCAACAGGGACAGCATAATTCCTTTCAATCTGCTCGCCATCGTGGAAAACAGAGAACCAGTTTTCTTCGTACCCTGATTCATCTTCCGGTATGTTTTCTTACTTTCTTCCCCGATCTGCTGGATTCCTCTTTTCAAATCCAACTGCTTCTGTCCGGTGTTCATCAGCTGCGCTTTATAGTCCTTTATTGCCTGTTCTGCCCGCTGCCACTGCACATATGCTTCATCATAATTCGCGTCCCCGAACCCCTTTCCCTTCCGGTCAAGCTCTTCGAGAATGCTTTTATAGTGCGCTGCCTTATCAGATAGGTTATCCCAGCCTTTTTCTGTTTTCTGAAAGCTGGTCATATCCGCTTCGCCCAAACCAGCGCCTGACGGCTGCAGGACGGAACTCACTTTTTCCTTCAACATTCCGAACATCTCCGGAATATCCTGAAAGCTCTTTTTGATAAAGGCAATCATATTCTGGGTAGGTGTTAGCTGCTGCTCTATGCCATCCGCCACGTTATCTCCGAGCCCTTTCGATGCTTCATTGACTTTCTGTGTCTCTTCCGCCATGCTGCGCATCGCCTGTTCGGTTTTCTGGGCTGCTGCAGACAGTCTCTCCTGCGCTGATTCCATCTCATCGGTATTTCTGGAAGCATCTTCAACCAGATTCCCGCCCCAGTCAAACACCTGCCCATTGTTCATGTGGATTTTGGTGTTCCGATGCCGCTCGGTATCCTGCATAGCCTGATTCAAGCGCTGCGTTTCTTCTGTCGCCTTTCGTGTTTCCCTGGCTAAGTCTTGCACTCCATCGGCTGCTCTCTTCGCAGATTTTTCGGCACTGTCATCCAGCTTTATATCTTGCACCGCTTTCTCTGCATCGCCTGCTTTTTTCTCAACTTCGCCCAGGTCCGCTTCCAGATCAACGATTCCGCTTTTGTCAACAACCGCTTTTAACCGGATTTCTCCATCATAGGCCATTCCATCACCTCAATCCCGCCAGCTTCAAAAATTCCTCTGTTGCCAGCCTATCTTCGTTGGTCTCTTCCTCCTGTGCGCCGATAGCGTAACGCCGTTTTGCTTTCCGATAAAATTCTTTCTCATCCGCGCTCATTTTTCCGGTTACGGTCTTGCCTCGGATATCTGCAACACGCGTAAACGCACATTCATCCAGTGTTGTCAACAACCCCATAAATACCCAAAAGTGCATTTTCATAGTGTTAAGGTCTATTCCATATTGCTTTCTGAATGCGCTGTAAATCCTCCATTGATCCATGTCCCAGTCCATAACCGGTGTCGAATCTTTTTCCGATTTTTCGCTGTTGTCCGTATACCAACCGCCGAGGAACCATTGAATCCCGTCTGTGATCTCCTGTGCGGTTCCCGGCAGGTCAAAAAAGAGAAGGTCAGCCATAAGCCATACCTTCTCTCTCTCAGAAATCTCATTATCTGCGCTGATCTGCATCATCTGGATTCCATTCTGGAAATCCGGATCAATCCGATACCCATGCCATTGCGTCGGAAGCGGATCGAGCAGGATGTTAAACATCACCTTCGGGCTTTTTGGTATTTGCCCCTTTTCTCCGGCGGTTATACTTCTCTGCCATCCGTCTGTTCCGCTCCTGTCCAAGCGCATGCAGAACATCGCCGATCTGTTCGATAAAGTCCATAATCAGTAATTCATCCGGGACAATTTCGCTGAACACTTTCCTGCAGCAGCCTTCCCCGAAGACCTTGTCCAGACGCTCGCAGCATTCCTGATACGTTTCCGTCCGCTTTGCGGCATACATCCCCAGAACTTCCGGATCATCCGCTTTTTCCCCTGCGTGATCTTTCTGGAACTGGTTCAGATCCTTTTCTTTTTCCTGCAGCCAGGTCATCAGATCTGCAAACCGATCAAAAACCGAGCTGTCATTGATGGAAATTTCCAGATAATCGCCTTTGTCATTTACGCCGATCTTGCGCAGGCCGTTGTCGACCCGCAGCTCTTTGTAAAATTCGCTCATCCTGCCGCCCCTTCCGTAAATGTTTTCTTCGCTACGTCAAAGGTTCCTTTCACTGCCGAACCCTTTCCGCCGAGTTTGATATTATTCACGACATTTCCGCCAGCATCACCACCTGTACTGTTTACTACAACGACACACTGGCGTTTATATGCCGTATACACACCGTCAGAAACCTTATCCCGCAGGCGGAATCGGACATAACTGGTTACCGCCGCCGATCCGGTCGGCATTTCATCCACCATCTTATCGATCCACGCCTGTGCATCATCATCAATGCAGTCCTGCTTTTCCACCTCAATGGACGGCGTGTAGGACTTTACCTCCGAATCCCCGTTTTCCTGGTTAATCCACTGCTGTGTCTCTTCCTCTGGGTTCATTTCTTCCGACAGTGAAGTGATACCATCGCCCAGCAGCGCATACGTCGGGCTGCCGGATCCCATAGACGCATCCACATAGTGGAGTAATTCATGTCTTTTCATCTACTTTTCTCCTTCCGATATTCGATCTTGATTGTTACCTGGTATACAGCGCTGCCATTATCCGACGCACCAAAATAAAATGGCGTTGAAATCCCGATTCCGGTGCATACATAACCGTCCAAAGCCGGATATTCCCCCGCCTGTTCCTTTTGGCTGATCCACTCTGCAATTCCCTGTCCCCAGGCATTATTGGCAATTCTGTCTGCTTCACTGGCTGCATCTCGGCGGGCTGCCAGCTGGTAGTAATCCGTATGTACTTCCAGCCCGCTGATAAAACGCTGGACATTCTCCTGCGGCTCCTTCATCAGGCTGTACGACATCGTGCTGCTGCCAAGCTTGTCCACGCCAATCTTTTCTTTTTCGTACTGGTTTAAAAACTGTACGATGCTTTCGATGATTGTCATTTCCTAATTGCCTTTCTTGCTGCATCCTCTATCTTTTTAATACCGCCATCCTGCATTGCCCTGGTAATCCAGTGCGCGCCTCTTTTAGGGGCTCCCTGATAATTCAGGTTCCTGTCTGTAGGGATTTTTGACACGTTCTTTCGGGAGCGC